CAACTACTGTGGGCTCTACACGGTCCGGTCTAGCATTGCGCAAAGCTTGTGGATCGTCTGCGTTTGGTGAAGGGAATAATTGCGGTTGTTTTGGTTCAAACTCATCTGGTCCGACCAGAGCCCCGTTCCATTCCCGTTTCATGGAATTTAATTTGTAACGAAAACCAGATCTATCTGATATCCCGTATGCGTATTTTCCTCTGGCAAAAGCTCCCATCGTTACGACCTATACGTTTCGTATGAAGGGCTAATGCGTAAAGAAGCACGATCTCTATCTTCGTCAAGAGCCCGTTGTAATTCTTCTTCGTAAATAGTTTTTAAAGCCCCCATAAGTTGTGGGTTTCGTTTCATAGACAAGTAGTACGCTAATCCTGCAGTTAAGCAAGGGTAAAACCTAAAAGGTACTTCTGCAGTGTTCGTATATGCGTCCGCATCGTCAATTCTAGTTAATCTATTGAATTTAACAATGTCAGTGTCATTTTCTGGTGCGGGCCAAATTTGTAAAACAGGCGTTATTTGCCTGTTAAGAAAAAATTGATTTGGTCTACCTGATTGTGACTTGTTAGGTATGTTGAGGAAACTGGACCGGCTTACTCTTTGTATTTCAAAATCAGTGCTGTCTCGGGTAACGACTGCCGACAAAATATCTATTGTAGACTGCACGTTTGTTAGATCTACAGCCGCGGCTAGAGTGCTAGACGCACCGCTGGTGCCACCAGAAATGGTTTCTCCGCTGGAAAACGTTCCAGAGGGTATTGTAATAGCCAAGGTGGTGCTAGAAGGTTTACTGGTAACGCTGGCTGTTGCTGCGCTAGTGCCTCCAGTAAGAGTTTCTCCCACAGAAAAACTAGTAGAAGAACCCACTGTCATTGTTAAAGTTCCACCAGGGTAATCCCTGATGCCCGTGGCTAAAGTTATGGATACCTCTTCAATGGTCCATTGATTTAACCCACGGTTGGCCCAATCGGCAAACAATAAGTTAAGAGAACGTTTGGCGCTTCTTAGATCGTAACCAGTACGAACTTCTAAACCGCAACGTTCAAATGCTTCTTCCACGTACTCAGCAACGTCTAATTCGAAATCTTTAGAACCTGATGTAGCCATTATTCTTCATACAAGTTATTGAAAGTTACCGCTGGATCTAAGTAACTTTCGTGGCCTTCAGCAGAATGTTTCCACTGAGACGGTTTAAAATCTGGCGCTCCTTCTCCGGTCACCCAAAGAGCGGGACTTGTAGCCCTTACACGGTTGTTCGGTAACGCCACTATATTTCCTTTCCATTTACCTTCTTCTGTTATGCATAATACATGGGACTGCTTGTGTTGAGCAGAGTCATCTGCAATATCAGATTCTGTATAATCTACAGTAAAAAGGTATTTAGAAGTAAAAAACTCTCCACCAATCTTAGCAATCCACGGGGAAGAGCTTACCCTATCCATAACCACAACAGAATGATGATGAGACTCACAGTCCCAAGGCTGGGATAAATGATCATCCATAGGTTCCGGATAATCTTGCATAGGCATATCACACACTAAGCCTTGTATTGGCATCCTAGCCCACATAGCTCCTCCATGTATGTTGCCCTCATCGTTATCCTCACAATCTGCTTCGCAGCCGGTAAAAACAACCTGAAAACTTAAAGAGCGGTCAGGTACTGTATTTACGGCTATCGCTAAACAATGTAAAAACTCTCCGTGATATTTTTCGTGGTTATGCGTAAATTCTCGTCGCACCCAACATTTAAAATGCGGGATGTTGCTGATTAAATACGACACTAAATGCCAAGATCTTTCTTCTTAGACATTTTCATCATGGCACCACCTTTAGATTTTTTCATAAGGGAGCCACCTTTAGATTTTTTCATCACAGAACTATTTTTAGATTTCTTTTTAGCTGACCCTGCGTTACCTATGTTTACTCTTGAACCCGGCATAACTACCTCACGTATATGTTGTTACTTTACGGCGCTCGTTTAACACTGCGCCGCACCCTTTTGCAATCTCCTGCCGTACTCCGCCGCCACGAGACATGTTTTTTACCGTTGCTTTTTTCGTGTTTTTAACAACAGTTTTACCTTTCGACCCTTCCCGTTTTTTCTTTTTTGCCGTGGCCGCTCGTTCTGACTTACTTAACGAACGTGCTTTAGCTAAAGGAAGACAACGGTCTGGGTTTTTTTTGTCTTTTGAGGTGCCACATTCACCAACGATATTACCGCTACTGTCAATTCGCACCCATTTTTGATCACGCCATTTTTTTAACTCACCCATCAGGCT